TAAAACAGATACAAAACAAGGATTTGCAGAACGAAGGTCAAAATAAATTATATCAGGTAATAAAAGATTATATACCTAAGTCTGTTCTTACAAAAAAGAATAGAGCTAAGACGTGGTTATATGGGTACAATGAAAAGTATGATATTGTAATTGTATCTAAAAACGGTACGATAGGTCAAATAATAAACATTAACGGCTTAGCCATTGCTTTTCCAAAAGAGCCAAAGGAAATGTTTAAACGTTCTGAGAAAAAAGAAGAACAGTATTGGGAGAGAGAAGAGTTGCCTAAGGATTTATCTAGAATTAATTCTATATTCCAGTGGAACGACAGACCTTCTGCATTTAAAAACAAATGGGTAGATTATATAGAGTCGGAGTTTGATAGAAGAGAATTAGGTTTCTGGTTCTACAATAATGGAAAACCAACTTACATTACAGGTTCTCATTATATGTATTTGCAATGGACAAGTATAGATGTTGGATATCCAGATTACCGTGAGGCAAATAGGATTTTCTTTTTATATTGGGAAGCTTGTAAAGCAGACAAGAGATGCTTTGGTATGGACTATCTTAAGATAAGACGTTCAGGGTTTTCTTTTATGGGGTCATCTGAATGTGTAAACACAGGAACTCTAGCTAGAGATTCAAGAGTTGGTATATTATCTAAAACTGGTTCGGATGCTAAAAAAATGTTTACCGATAAGGTTGTTCCTATAGCAAATAGACTTCCATTCTTTTTTAAACCAATACAGGATGGTATGGATAAACCTAAAACTGAATTAGCATTTAGAGTACCAGCTTCTAAAATTACAAAGAAAAATATGTATGAAGTTATGGATGATGAGATGACTGGGCTTGACACTACTATTGATTGGAAAAATACAGATGATAACTCTTATGATGGTGAAAAACTTTTACTTTTAGTGCATGATGAATCAGGTAAGTGGCTTAAACCAAATAACATTCAAAACAACTGGCGTGTGACAAAGACTTGTTTAAGGCTAGGTAGTAAAATAATAGGTAAGTGTATGATGGGGTCTACTTCAAATGCGCTTAGTAAAGGGGGTGAGAACTTCAAGCGTTTGTTTGAGGATTCAGATTTAAAAACTCGTAATGCAAATGGTCAGACTAAATCAGGACTGTACAATCTATTTATTCCAATGGAGTGGAATATGGAAGGTTTTATTGACAGACACGGTATGCCTGTTTTTAGAAAGCCAGAGAAAAAAATTAGAGGTGTAGATGATGAATGGATAACAAACGGAGCTATAGATTATTGGGAAGCAGAGGTAGATTCTTTAAAGAAAGATGCAGACGCTCTTAATGAATTTTACAGACAGTTTCCAAGAACAGAGTCACACGCATTTAGAGATGAAAGTAAATCCTCTTTATTTAATTTAACAAAGATATATCAGCAGATAGATTATAATGATTCTTTAATTATGGAACATCACATGACAAGAGGTAGATTTTACTGGAAGGATGGTGTAAAAGATTCTGAGGTAATTTGGACTCCAGATTCAAGAGGAAGATTTAAAGTATCTTGGACTCCCAATAGAGGGTTAAGTAATAAAAAAATAAAAAAGCATGGAATTTATTTTCCTGTTAACGAACATATAGGAGCATTTGGGTGTGACTCTTATGATATATCTGGAACTGTTGGAGGAGGCGGATCTAATGGAGCTCTGCATGGTTTAACTAAATATAATATGGATGAAGCTCCGAGTAATGAGTTTTTTTTAGAGTATGTTGCTAGACCACAAACGGCAGAGATATTTTTTGAAGAAGTATTAATGGCATGTGTGTTTTATGGGATGCCTATACTTGTAGAGAACAACAAACCAAGGTTACTCTATCATTTTAAAAACAGAGGGTACAGAGGATTTAGTATGAACAGGCCGGATAAACATTATAATAAATTATCAAAAACAGAAAAAGAACTTGGTGGTATACCTAATACTTCTGAGGATGTAAAACAATCACACGCAGCGGCTATAGAATCATATATAGAAAAGCATGTAGGTATAGATTTAGATGGACAGCATAGAGCTGGAGATGAGATGGGAAGTATGTATTTCATAAGGACTTTAGAAGACTGGGCTAGGTTTGATATTAGTGCTAGAACTAAGTTCGATGCTAGTATTAGTTCAGGGCTTGCAATTATGGCAAATCAAAAGCATGTTTATCTTCCTGAGAAAAAACAATCAAAAATAAGTCTTAACTTTGCAACATATAATAATAAAGGAACATTAAGTGAATTAATTAGATGAAAGAGGTAAACATAAACATTTCATCTGTAGGATTCCCTAGTCAGTTTGTATCTGATGCTGAAAAAGCAACCGATGAGTTTGGGTTACAAATAGGGCAGGCTATTCAATATGAATGGTTTCGTAAAGATTCTAACGGATGCCGATATTATAGTCAGTGGAGGGACTTTAACAGACTACGCCTTTACGCAAGAGGTGAACAATCCATAGCAAAATATAAAAATGAATTAGCCGTAGATGGTGATTTATCTTATCTTAACTTAGACTGGACTCCAGTTCCTATTATCCCAAAGTTTGTAGACATTGTAGTTAATGGAATGTCTGATAGATTGTTTAAAGTAAAAGCTTACGCACAAGATGCTATTTCACAGGAAAAAAGAAGCTCTTATCAAAAAATGATACAAGGGCAAATGGCTGCAAAAGATGTCTTAAATATTATAAAAGAAGGCACAGGGCTTGATGCGTTTACAATGAATCCCGATGATTTACCAGGTAGTGATGAAGAGTTGACATTGTATATGAATTTAAATTACAAACCAGCCATAGAGATTGCTGAAGAAGAAGCGATTGATACAATGTTTGCCGAGAATCATTATGACGACATTCGTAAGCGTTTAGATTACGATATGATGGTGACGGGTATGGCTGTAGCAAAACACGAGTTTCTTCAGGGAAGTGGTGTTCAGGTTTCTTATGTAGACCCAGCTAATGTGGTATACAGTTATACTGAAGACCCGCACTTTAAAGATTGTTTTTATTGGGGTGAAATCAAAACTGTTCCTATAACAGAGTTGATGAAAATCGACCCAACACTTACTACAGATGATTTAGAAAAAATTTCTAAGTACAGTCAAAGTTGGTATGATTATTTTAACACAGCTCAGTTTTATGAAAACGATATATTCTATCGTGATACTTGTACGTTAATGTACTTTAATTATAAAACCACAAAGAAGATGGTTTATAAGAAAAAAGTTAATGACAATGGTAATATTAAAATGATTGAAAAGGAAGACACTTTTAATCCTCCAGTAGACATGATGGAGGAAAACAATTTCGAGAAAGTAGAAAAAACTATTGATGTTTGGTATGACGGCGTTATGGTTATGGGAACAAACATAGTCTTAAAGTGGGAGCTTGCTAAAAACATGGTAAGACCTAAGTCTTCATCTCAACACGCAATACCTAATTATGTAGCAGTAGCTCCCAGAATGTATAAAGGGGTGATTGAATCCTTAGTAAGAAGAATGATACCTTATGCTGATTTAATTCAGATGACTCATTTGAAATTACAACAGGTTATAGCTAGGACAGTTCCTGATGGAGTATATATAGATGCAGATGGTTTAAACGAAGTTGATTTAGGAACAGGAGCAGCATATAATCCAGAGGACGCATTAAGACTTTATTTCCAAACAGGTTCTGTTATTGGTAGAAGCTATACGCAAGAAGGGGATTACAACCAGGGTAAGATTCCTATACAACAGCTTACAAGCAACTCAGGAGCTTCTAAGGCACAAATGCTTATAGGTAATCTTAACCATTACTTAGACATGATTCGAGCTGTAACAGGTTTAAATGAAGCGAGAGATGGTAGTGGAGCTAACTCTGACGCTTTAGTTGGTGTGCAAAAATTAGCAGCATTAAGTTCTAATACCGCTACTCGTCATATATTAGATGGAAGTCTTTACATATATAGAACGTTAGCTGAGGCTTTAACTTACAGGGTAGCGGATATTTTAGAATATTCTGATTTTAAAGAAGACTTTATTAATAAAATAGGGAAATACAATGTGGGTATACTTGGAGAGATATCTGATTTATATATATATGACTTCGGAGTCTTTATTGAGTTGTCTCCAGATGAAGAGCAAAAAGCTATGCTTGAGCAGAATATTCAAATGGCATTATCAAAAGGCGATATTAATCTTGAAGATGCTATTGATATACGTGAAATTAAAAATCTTAAACTTGCAAACCAATTGCTTAAAGTAAAACGTAAAGCTAAGCAAGAGCAAGATGAGCAAAGAGATATGAAGAAGCAAGCTATGATAAATCAACAACAACTTCAGTCTCAACAAATGAAAGCGCAAATGGATGCTCAAAAAGTTCAAATGGAAATGGAGGCTAAGATTAAGTATAGACAAGCGGATATACAATTTGAAATTCAAAAACAAGCAGCTGAAGCTGAATTAAAAGCTCAGTTAATGCAGAAAGAGTTTCAATATAGTATGCAGCTTCAGGGTATGACACAAGAGCAATTAGGCATGAGAGAAAGTGCAAAAGAAAAAGCTAAAAGCGACAGAATAAGTCAGCAAAGCACTGAACAGTCCGAGCTTATAAATCAACGTAAAAATAATTTACCTCCTAAGAATTTTGAATCTAATGAAGATTCCTTAGACGGGTTTGACCTTGCAGAATTTGAGCCAAGATAGTGTTTAAATTTTGCGTAACTTTGCAACTAAATTAAATTAAATCAAATGGATATTAAAGTAAGAGAAGTAACGGCTGAAGAAAAGTCGTCTCAACAAATAGAACAAGAACTCCTTGATAAGCATGAGGAGAAAACTCAGTCACAAACTGAGCAAGTCGAAACAACTGAAGTAAAGGTTGAAGAACAGCCACAGCAAGAAGTTGAAGTAAAAGAAGAAACAGAAAAAGTACAGGAGGAAAAACCTGTAGAAGAAGTTGTTGAAGAACAACCTACACAGACACAGACTCCACCTGAATTAAATGAAGATGAAGTTCTTTCATATATTGGAAAAAGATACGGTAAGGAAATCAATTCAATTGATGAGTTGGTTAGTGAACGTGAAGAAAGCGAACCGCTTCCTGAAGACGTTGCTGCTTACCTAAAGTATAAAAAAGAAACTGGACGTGGTTTTAATGACTTTGCAAAATTGCAAAGAGATTACACTGATTTAAGTCCAGATGCTTTGCTACGTGAATATTATTCTATAACTGAAGAAGGTTTAGATTCTGAAGATATAGATATGTTAATGGAAGATTTTGTTTATGACGAAGAAGTTCATGAACCAAATGAAATTAAAAAAATAAAACTAGCAAAGAAAAAAGAAATTGCTAAAGCTAAAAGGTTTTTAAAACAACAGCAGGAACAATACAAACAGCCCCTTGAGTCAAGGGAAAGTTCTGCCACTGCTAATAATGAAGAACTTATAGAGTATAGGCAATATTTAGAGTCAGCTAAAGCTCAACAGAATGATGCTGTTCAGAAAAGAGAATGGTTCGTTAAAAAAAGCGACGAGGTATTCAGCTCCGAATTTAAAGGTTTTAAATTCAATATAGGAGAAAATGAAATAGTGTATTCCCCAGGTAGTGCTTCTGAACTTAAAAAAGCTCAAGAGACTCCACTTAATTTTGTAAATAAATATTTGGATTCTAGTGGTTTTATTAAAGATGCAGAAGGATACCACAAATCTTTAGCTATTGCAATGAATCCTGAAAAGTTTGCTCAGTTCTTCTATGAACAGGGTAAATCCCAGGCAACAGATGATGTAATGCGTAAAACAAAAAATATAAATATGAGTGAGCGTAGTGCACCAGAGGTTTCTGTAAAATCAGGTTTTCAAGTGAAAGCAGTTTCTCAGCCTTCGAGCAAAGGACTGCGAATTAAGAGTATAAAAAAAACGTAATAATAATTTAAAATAATATAACATGGCAGGACAAGTAAAAGCAACGCCAACATTCGCGTTGACTCCGAGTTCAGAAAGAACTCCAACAGCCCAAAACTATATTGTAAATTTTGATTTCTTAAATCAGTATCTTCCTGATACGTATGAAAAAGAATTTGAAAGATACGGTAATAGAACGATTTCTTCATTCCTTAGAATGGTAGGAGCGGAAATGCCTACAAACTCAGACCTTATTAAATGGGCAGAGCAAGGTAGGTTACACACGAAATATACAAATGTAGGTACTGCAGCAATTCTAAATGCTGACCAAGCAGTATTTCAAGTAAATGATGTATTAGACCCAACAACTGCTGAGCAAGTAATCAGAGTAGGACAAACAGTAGTGATTGTTCAAAATAATGGTTCAGGTTTAAACAAAGCAGTAGTTAGTGCAGTAAACAATGCCGGTGGTGGTAGAGGACAGTTCACAGCTGACTTTTACGAAGCAGGTGGTTTAGTAACTGCAGGTACTGGAGTTGGTAACGCTGACGTTACAGTATTCATTTACGGTTCAGAAT